TCTGACTGACGCTATACGCCTAATCTTCATTAGGCTCCACAACGTCAATAAGACGCTCCAAGTACCAGCTAGCTTTACGCAAATCTTGCGGCGGATTTTCTTTATGCTCATAACGCCAGATGTATTTGATGATTGAGCCTTGCAGGTAATACTTATAGCCATCACCTAGCGCAGCTTTGATTGCGTCAATGCACTCCACCTCACCATTCTTATAGTGAGGCGGGTGGTTTACCAGGTCGCTCATTAGGCTACAAGCTGCTTAATTTTAGCTATGTTTCTATTAAGCTTGGTTGCGCCTCTACCACGCTTTGACAGCTTCTCAGCGGCGTACCAGACAGTCGTATGATCACGCTGCATTTCTCTTCCTATTTCCGGCAAGCTCAACGTGGTCATCTCACGAGCCATATACATAGCCAGATGCCTAGCTTCGACATATTCTTTTACTCTGCGCTTGGACAGCATCTGCAAGCGTGTGACGCCTGTCACCTCTGCCGTTGCACTGATTATCTTGTCAATGTCAGAGACTATCGAAGTCGGCTCCGTAGTCGTGCCGAACAGCGTTTTCAAAATTCTTACTAAAGCATTCATATCCACAAAACTCCTTTTTTGCTCCATTAACTATGGCGGGTGTGGTCATCCAATCGAACTCTTTGTCACAGAAACTGCATTTGCTCATTCTTGAACTGACAATGTTCTTAGGTTTTTTTCTCTTCCACATAGTATCCCTTTGTTAAGTGATAGGCTGACGGACGAGGTAAGAACCGCCAGCCTATCTAGGTTAGACACTAAAACGGAATAGTGTCATCCATCTGGTTGCTTGCACCGTTGTTCGCTGGTGCTGCCTTACGGCTGCCGTCATCCTCTTCAACCACAAAGGACAAGAAGTCGTTGCCCTTCTGGCTAGTCTTGCTCCAAGCAGACACACGATACTTTGTGCCGTCAATCTCCATACTGCCTGTCATATCTGGACGCTTTGGGTTATCACCCTTGTCGTTAGGGAACAGTACGCCCCTTAAATTGTTGTCGTAATCAGCCATTGGCCTCTAACTCCTTCTTGCGTTTGGTAAACAAACCATTGTACTGCACCGCCTTTTGCCCCAAACGGCTGTACAGTTTTCTAAGCGATTCAACATCGGGGGCTATTGCGATCTCCTGCTCAATAGAGAGAGGCGATCCAATCTTCTTGGGCATTTGCACCTCATCAACCGGCTCAGTAGTTCGGTAAGACAAAGAAGGTTTGGCTGACGAGGTGCGCCCTGTCACTGGCTTTTGCGAGGGGCTGCCCCCGCCACCAGTGTCAAGAGAAACTGGTAAATCTTCACCAGCATAGATGTAGCAACCAAGACCAAGTGCCGCGATAGCCTTCACCATACAGCGTTGCAATGAAGCGTTCACCTCAAAGCTATTTGGGTTCTTGATTGGACGATTAGCGTGATTCAGTACAGGCATAATCTCTGTAGCTGATTCGATAGCAGATACACCGTTTGGGTTGCTATCGTCTAAAATCTTTACAGTCACCGTTACATACGCATTACCTTCTGCATCAAGCATATACGGTAACTGGTTACCGTTTACTTGAAACAGGTGCTTAGTATAGTGCGCTGTCGGGTAATGCTGCTTGAGAATGCTCCAAGCCCACGCCCACGACAAATAGGTGAATCCGTTTTTCTTCTCAACGTGCTTTGAACAGTCAATCGCGCTCAGTGTTTTCCATACATTAGACATTGTTCCATAACTCCTTTGCTTCGCTTACAAACTGGTGGCTCCAATAGAACGGATGACTAAAGTCCGGTTCCATTAGACCTGCTAATATTTTCGGGTCTGTGCTGACTGACAGCAGGTTCTGCCGTGTGATGGCCTTGCGTCTGATCTCTTCGATAGCAAAGTTCAACACATCCTCAGACATCTTCTCGCAGTTATCTGCGTTGTAGATGACGCCCTCAACCGATGACACATACGCAATGTTAGGTGTAGCACCAGTGGCCTTCCAATAGACCGCTGCCTGTAGGATATGCTCCCACACCGGTTCTTTAGGCAGTGATGCCTTAGTCCAGCTTCTTGTGCCATCCTTCTTGATCATACCTTGACGCGGTGCCTTGGTCTTAATCTCAGCCAGTGATCCGTCCTTGAACAAATCAACAAAGCCCATAACAGGCACCAGTACGCCATCTAGTGTCAGTTCGATTTTGCGCTCTTCTTGTGCGCCACTAAACAAGGGAGATAGTAAGTCGATGCCAACGCTAGAGGCGTCTGGTATTAGTTCGCGAAACTTGTCGCGCTTGTCTTGTGATGAATTAGCCGGATGGAAATCATAGCCGGTCAATGCCTCTTCTACAGCCTCATCAATATCCTGTCCGTGACACACGGCTGATTGAATAACTTGATGCACTGCTGTACCGAATGCGGCATTCTCTCCAACGATAATCTCGCGGCGTTTGTCTTTTGATAGGTAAACGTAATCGAACATCCAGTTCGCCAATGGGCGATTCAACTGGCTTGGCGAGAAGTGATATATCCCCGCCGATTTCATCTTATCTAATAAGTCTGTCATTCCCTAACTCCTTGGGTGCCGTGATTGGCTTGATAACTTTAATTACGAAATAGTGATTGACCTGTCAACAATTATTTTATACAGATTGACACATTGTTAATTTTAATTTGTAGGAGAGTTACTTGAAACTGGCAGAGCATATGATGAAACGAGGAGTGACACAGGCCGAACTGGCGCGTCATTTGAATGTAACAAGAGCAACGATAAACAATTGGATATATCGGCGCACACCGCCATCCGGGCAAAAGATGATGGAAGTCTACAAGTGGTCTGGCGGCAAGGTTGGTTTGAAAGATTGGTGTGAGGAATTTAATGCCTAGGAAAAAAGAAGAACTGCCAAGAGGCACACGTTCACGGCGCAAGCCGGTATTGGATTATGCTGTCACACAGACGCCTGCTTACCGTAAGGAGTGGGAACGGCACTCTGAAATGTTTAAGGATGCTGGTGGCTTTGAAGATGACCCAGCGGCAGAGAATGCCAGCGACAAGCACGGCGCATACAACCGCCGGTCACTGTCTGAGGGGCAACTGATGGAAGGTGATGATATGGGTAACTATCGTGGCAATGGGGAGAAACCTCAGTGACAAACGGACGTAGAAAAGGAGCCAATTTTGAACGTGAGCTTGCTCGTATGGCTATGGATGAACTTGGCATTGATGATGTTAAGCGAGACCTAGAGCAATATAGGGCAGGTGACCACGGCGACCTGATTGGCATTGACGGATGGACTGTCGAGGCAAAGAGGTATGCTCACGGCGTGACACACAAAGATGAGTGGTGGTCACAGGTGGAACGTGCCGGTGATGCGTCCGGTACTGAGCCGGTGCTTATCTACAAATATGACCGGCATCCGATTAGGTGCGTTGTCCGGTTGTCGAGCATCAATGCTGACTTTGCTGGCAAGGATGACCTGGCGACTATCAGCTTTGAGACTTGGTGTATGCTGGTCAGAGAAAGCTGGGCGTGATGGCTTACAACCGAAAAAACCGTGCAGACTATGAGACAGAGTTTCACTTGCAGAACGAGACCGATGTTATAGAGCGTATCTGCAATCACATCGGGGCAGACTACAAGAAGATACCTTTCACCTACCGAATGGACTTTGCGGTGCATAAGTTGGTGACAAAGAAGATATGGTTTTTTCTTGAGGTAAAGGTTCGCACGTTTGAGATGAACCGATACAAGACCAGCTTTGTGAATCTGGACAAGGCAACGGCTGCCAGAGACCTAACACGCAATACCGGCATACCCTGCTACCTAGCCGTGCAATGGAAGGATCGGCTTGGAACGATTGACTTTAACGAGCAATTCACCGTGGAGTACGGCGGCAGGTTCGACAGGGGCGACAGTCAGGATGACGGCATAGTCGCTCATTTTGATGTCGATAAGTTTACTATTCTAGATATTTAAGGGAGTTAAGGAGATGTTACATCACAGAAAAGCTGTGAGACAGATGCAGTTTATGCGTGAGATTGTCGATAGGTTACGTCTGGGCTTAAAAAGTTATGTGGAGACAGGGCAAGAGAGTTTCCCAATTTACTATAAAGAAGACTCATATTGGTTGCAAAACGCAAATGTGTACGACCTAGATTATGATGAGATATTAGCAGACGTTGTACGCACCTTAGATAAAGGGATGACAGAAATTGAGGAGCTTAGAACGCTTAACCTTGATTTAAAGGATAGGCTGAGGGAGAAAACAAAATGAGCATAAAGGCAGTTAGCTGGGCATTCGACCAGCGTATTGATGACCCATTAGCCAAGCTGGTGCTAATAGCGGTGGCAGACCACATCAATGAAAGCACCGGAGATGCTTGGCCTAGTGTCGAGCGTCTTGAGCAAATGACCTGCGCCAGCCGCAGAACCGTTTTACGAAAGCTGAAACTGCTGGAAGAAAGGGGATTCTTGCAACGGACAAAGCGGTTCAACAAGACCGATTTATACAGCTTGAACTTGGTGGGTGTCACACAGACAGGTGTCACACAGTCACCCCTAGAGGTGTCACACAGTCACACTAACCATAATAGAACCGTTATAATAAATAATAAGGGAAAAGCTAAAAAGCAAAAGCTGGTTGATTGGCAACCGGATGATGCTGATAAGCAATACGCAACCGAACTTGGCATTGACTGGTCAGAGACTTTGACCGATATCACGCTCTGGAATGAGCAAAGCGGCAATAAAGCCGCATACGCCTCTTGTAAGGCATTTTGGCAGGGTTGGTTGCGGAGAGAGGCCAAACGCCGTCCAGCACGCTCAAATCGCCAGGAATCGGCATCTCAGTGTCGGACACTAACCCCTAAGCAGCAAGAATATGCAAAGACGGCTATCGGGAAGCTGTTCGGCAAATATAAGGATGAGGGTTATACCTATCAGATTATTGAAAAGGCGGTTCACGCTTTTATGCTGACTGACCAGTCTGACCAATCTTGGCGGGATCAAGGCACTGGCCTGCCGCGTCCGTTCTAGTGTGTCAGACCGATGATGGATTGGAACGACTAACAAGCAATATCAATAGCTTGCAGCATTCTTGTCACGATTCTGTCACAGGCAAAAGAAAAGGCCGGATTACCGGCCTGATCTATCGTGTCGCTTAATAGGTAAACGCTAGGGGTTTTTGTGACACAGCAATTCTGATGCTCTTGTCAGTACACCTTCGACATATTCGTTTATGTTACAGTCTCTGCCATTTAGCACGTTGTCACGGCTGATGGCTCGTAATGCGGTTGCCATTGTGCTGTAATAGCCCATAGTATCCCAGCCGGTCTTCTTGTTATCGTTGCGCCGCATTAGCGTGTGGTTGTATGGCTCAATCTCGACTTTGTAATTGCTGTCGATTGTAACCGTTTGTGGTTTTGCTTTTGGCATCTATCTATATCCTCTGCTGTTGGGCAAGCCAAAGTTCCGCTTCGGGTCATTGCGTCTGTTCTTGCCGTATGTGTTGTCTAGTTCTATATGCTGGCGAACAGCATCTATGCCGATGCGTCTGACCTTGCCTGTTATAATGTTTGTTATAATGAAAAACGGCGTACAGTAACCCATAGTTGATTTGCCAGAGTTGCTTTTGTATCTGCCATCGTGCAGCTTTTTTTCTATAGTGAAGTGTCTGACCTGCATTGTCAGACGGCCGCCTTTTTTAAACTTTTGCCAGAAAACCTTATCAAGAAAATAGTCGCACATCATTTCGTATTTGGTCATCTGGTCTGGCTCTTTGGCAAGCAGGCTCAGTCTGTCTTCGTAAGCCTGCTTATTTGGGTATGTCAGTCTTGCGCTGACTTTCACCGGATTTTGATCTGTTGTTTTCATAACTGGTTTCCCTTCATTGGTGAGCATACAACGTGCGCCGTTGCTGGCTGGTCTGACTTTTTAATCATACGGCTGACATATTCGCGCTCTAACCGTCTAGCGTCCGACTCGCAAGCCTGCTTGGACATATAGATTTTCTTGTCCTGCTTTATCCAGCAAGGATTCACCCTATCGCCGGTTGGCGACAGGATGATGCACATACCGACTAACGCCTCAAACATCGTCTGTTTCAAAAGCGTTGCGAAGTTTCCAGAATGCCGATTGCAGCTTGCGCGGCGTGTCTGGGTCATAAATGTCGAATGATTCTGTCCATTCGTCTACAAAGCTACCAATAGCCTCTTGTGCGGCTTTGACCGCTTCGCGCTGTTCGGCAGTCATATTGCGTAGACCTTTAGCTTGTGCCTTGAGCCGCTTGGCTCTAATTTTTTGGTATCTATCCATTGTCTTGGTTTCCCTTCATTGCTTTGATTTTTGCAACGGCGTTCTTTAACCGTTGCTGTTCGGTTTCTGGCAAGTTATGCAGATACATTGCCATTGTTTCTTCGTCTGGATCGAACTGGTCAACCCAAATGACGAACTCGATTGCGCTTGAGATTGTGTTAGCCTTCAACCGTTCGCGCTCTTTTTTACGTTCTTCGGCGTAAAATGCTTCCTCGTATCTATCCATTATCCTGCCTCATTCGCTTGTAATGTTTCCAGATCGTAAAACTCAAATGGGTTATGATGCGGATCAGAACCGAAGCTGGCTTCGCCTTGGTAATCGACTAGCTGGCTCTTGAGCAAATCCATCGCCCATTCTTTAGCGGTCTCTAAGCTATCGGCGTTGATTTCAACCGTTTGAGTAATGACCGCGCTGGTCTCAACTGAATATCTAGGCATTGTCATCACCCCACAACTGGTTTTCTGCTTCGGCAATCATCATATCGGCGTAACGGTCTGACAGACCGAAAGCCTTTAGCGTTTCCATAGCTTCAATGTAATCGTTAATATTGCAGCTTTTTGGAATGAGGTTTGCCGCCACGTTAACTGGCAAGCCCGAACGCTTGACCGATAGTGTAACCGATTTTTCAACCGATTTTTGCTTTGGTATCTGAATCATAACTGGTTTCCCTTTCGTAATGTTGTCAATTTAGATTAAGCAATCCAACAAGGATTGCAAGCTTTTATTTTAGAATGAAGCTTGCAACGGTTGCCAACGCGCAACCGGCTGCAATGGTTAGCAACAACGGCAAGCCATCGCTTGCCAGTGATGCCGCAATAAAGGCAAGGCAAAGCGCAATCAGCGCAAGCCCGCCTGATATGGCCTCGCGGTTCATTGCGTTACGTCTTCAAAGAGTGGTTCGCGGCTGTCGTGGTAATCCCATTCGTTAGTCGCTGCAATGTAAAATGAAGCGCATTCTGGGCATTCTATTTGCAGCTTTTCAGCTTGCCAATGATGGTTGCAATTGCCGCAATCGTAGTTTGTTTTTTTCATTGTTTCGCCCCTTTCCTATTCAGCGCGGCATTTTAAAAGACTGAAATATTCAGATTCAAACAAGCCAGCCAATTCACGCCGGACGTCAATATTGAATGCTTTATGCCATTTTCCATTCAACCGAAAATCCTTGTGATATTTTTGTGCGGCATTATCGGCAAAATAAAGCCATAGCTTGGCGGCTTTGTCGCTGTCATATGTGCCTTTGTTGAATTTGCGCTGCAAATTGCTTTCAATGCTTTCACGTTGCTGGCGATACAAATCGCCATCGTGCAATGCGTATAGATATAAATCTTGCGTTTCTAATTCCATTGTCTTTCCCTTTTTTGCTTCGGTTTAGGCTTGCGCCATATAGACAACCGACAACGCCGGTTGGCTATAAAGCGGCACGGATTAACCGTGCCAGCCGGTTATGCTTTTCGCTTTTGTGGTATGTTCTTAAAGCCTAGTATGGCTTGCGCTTTACGCGATACAGGCTTTATAAACTTGACGATATGGCCTTGTTTGTTGCGATATACATACATTGGTTTAGCCTTTCCGATTTATGCCGCTTGGCGTTTAAAGTTATTCGCGCCCGCGCCGTGCGCGACTATGGCGATAGATTTGGGGCTTTTTGTGCTAGTACCAGCGCACAAGCCGCAAGTTATGCATTGGGTCAGATAACCGGCCTCTTTGCTAGCGGGGCATAAAATCTCTTTGCCAGTGATAAGGCTTTCAATGCGGTCAATAACACGGAATGTTCTATGGCCTTTATTCCAAGCCGCTTGTGCTTCTGCTTCACTATCAGCGGATTGCATATAGATAGCGGGGTCAAAACTTGCGCTTTCAATGCCGCTTTGGTGACTGTAAGCGGTATGGCCTTTAGCCTTGCTGATAAGGCTGTCCCAAATATAGGACGGAACGGCCGCACCGTCGCCATAGGTACCAATGCGAACCATACGGTCAACACCAAGCGCGGCTATAGCATCGTGCCCGCTGATTGCAGGATATTTACCAGCCTTATAAGCTTTGTAGGTAATCAAAACGCCTTGGCCTAGGTTTACATAACAAGAACGATTTTCCGCTGTTTTACGGTTAGGGTCATTGGTCGCATTGCCGCGATGCGGGCAATTGCCGCAAATAGAATAATCTTCGCCTGTTTTGTTAGCCTCAAGCGGATTGATATCGGGGCGCAATATATAGGTTTGAACCATCGCGCCAGTTTTACCGTTGCGGCTTTTGGCAATGTTAGCAATTGCGACAATGCGCTTTCCGTCAATTTGGCTTGCGCCGTCATAGATTACAAATGCGTTTGGTTTTGTCATTGGTTTAACCCTCTAAGCTTGATTCGATTAACGGTAAAAAGAACGTGACAAGGCCGATTGCGCCAAGCGCGATTGGCATAAAAAGGCCATTCTGAAATCCGGTGATGGCGTCCATTGTGCCGCCAAGCATAAGGATAAGGCCGATTGTCATTAGAATAATATGATCGAACATTGTTTTGGTTTCCTTGTTTTATTGCTTACCTATTACTGTAAAGCATATATTGACATAATCAAGAAAAAAATGACGGTATCGCTGAAAAAACTTGCAACGACTGGCGCGTTTGGCAGGGGATATGATAGGGGATTGAATAGGGGATATGATAGGGGATATATGGGCATCATCTCTTTACGGTATTATATCACCACACGCGCGAGTTAACCGGGATTCAGTTAACCTGGCTCAATCGCTCATATTCGCTCACTGGCTGGCGTTGGTGGTTCCGGTGTATGATCCATCATCGGCGGGCGTTGCAAGACGTCACGCCTCAACCTAGCGTGTTTCAATGTGCTAACACGCTAAAACAATTCCAGATTGTTTGTGCTAGTGTGCTAATACGCTGATACACCCCCCATCGAATCTGCGCGGGGGGCGGCATAAATATATAATAGTTCCTTACCTAGCCCTTACTCACCCTTCATTACCCTCACACCCCCCCTTCGTTCTACCACGCCTAAAACGTCCCTAGCACCCCAAAAGTTGCAAGTTTTCTTGCACTGCTATATCAAGTCTGCTATGTGACGAATAGAGGAGTACGAAATGGGGCGTAAAATCACTGATCCGAAAGAGATAGATCGTGGCAAGAAAAAGTTCATAGAGCTTGTTTCTGACGGTATGTCTGCTCGTAAGGCTTGCACTCACAAGCAAATCCCTACGTTTATGACGATTAGCAAGTGGCTGCGCGATGACGCTGATTTCCGCGACCAGTACAAGGTCGCTATGGAACTTCGCGCTCAGAAGATTGACGATGACATTGATGATGCTATTGAGCTTATGAAGTATGGAGAGCTTGACGCCCAGCAGGCGAGAGTTGTTATTGATACTTACAAGTGGCGAGCAGCGAAACTGTACCCGAAGTTTTACGGCGAGAACCAGAAGGTCGAACACGAGCATAAGGTTGTGAGCTTTGTTGACGAGTTGAAGCTAGCAGCGGCGCAGATAGAGCGTCAGCGGCTAGAGGACAACACCATTGATGCGGAGGCTGTTGAAGTTGAAAAAGACTGAGAACACAGACCTGCTTGTTCAGTTGCACAATGACCCGGTTTTATTCGTCACCAGCATTCTCAATGCAAAACCCCAGCCGTGGCAAGCCGAGGCGTTAAAAGCGGTTGCCAATCACGATAAGGTTAGCATTGCGTCTGGTCACGGTGTCGGCAAAACGGCGTTTCAGAGTTGGTTGGTGCTGTGGTGGCTTGTAACGCATTATCCTTGCAAGGTGGCTGTAACGGCGAATACGGCGCATCAGTTGAGTGATGTGCTTTGGACTGAGATCGACAAATGGGCTAGAAAGCTGCCAGAGGGTTTCAAGCAGTTGCTGGAGTTCAAAAGCGACAAGATTAGCCTCAAAGGGGCTAGTGACAGCTTTGCAGTTGCGCGAACAAGTCGCAGGGAGAACCCGGAAGCGTTGCAAGGATTTCACTCAGAGAATATGTTATTCTTGTGTGAAGAGGCATCGGGTATACCGGATGTTGTGTTTCAAGTCGGTGAGGGCGCGATGTCTACAGCCGGTGCGAAGACGGTTATGTGCGGCAACCCCACCCGATCTGAAGGTTTTTTCTTTGATAGTCACCATTCTCAGCGTGAGCGTTGGCACACGATGACGGTG